GATGATGACATGGAAGCAATCTGGAAGTCTCAGCACTCACTCGCTGAACTGGTTGCTCCAGATAAGTTCAAGAGCTATGAAGAACTGAAGAAGCGCCTTGAGAAGGTTCTGTCTGAACCAAATGGTGCTCCTCGTAAGAGCGATGAAGATGATGATCTTCCGTTCGAACGTCCAGCTCCTCGTCCTGCTGCTGCTCCTGCAGTTGGTAAGACTGCCGCTGCTCCTAAGAAGCCAGCTATGCACGACGATGATGATCTGGAGTTCTTCAACAAGCTCGCTGAGGACGATGAATAATCACAGGGCTTATTCCTTTCACCTGTGATAGCCTGGGGGAGCTTCGGCTCCCCCTTTTTTATGCAGTTTCGTTGATTACTTGACGAGCCAATGTTTCTCTTAGGAACTCATTCTGCGCAGTCATCTGCATGTTAGGATTCGTCACGTTTCTGTTTTCGCCGCTCTGAGAACTAGAAGAAACGTTTGTCGTTCTGCTGATGATTGGTGTAGCAGACGCATCACTCATTCTTTGTGGTCTAGGTGGTGGAGGTGGTGCAGCTGGCGTAGTAGGAGCAGGAGCAGCACTTGGCGCAACAGATTGCTGACGCATTTTTCTTGCGTCTTCTGCAGCAGCTTGTGAGCTGGTTTCGGCTGATGCTGAAGGACTACCTCGTTCTCCACCCTCTTCTTTTGTTTCTGGTTGATTAGGTGATCCAGTTGGCGGTGGAGCAGCATTGATGCTTCGCTGTAGTATTTCACCAGATGTACCCATGAAACCAGCAGCTTCACCCTGTTGATCACGAATCGCTCGTTCACGTTCTGCCACTCGCTGACTAATATCAGCAAGTTCGCGTGATTGCTGGTTGATTAGATTCTGTCGACCAATGTAGTTCTGTTCTTGAACTGATCCTAGTCTTTCGCTTTGTTTCTTGATTATATCATCAAGAGCAGATTGCTTCTCTTCCTTGATGACTTTCAGTAGTTCTAATCCATATGCTTCTTCGAAGGTCATACCCTCGTGATTGACGTTATATGCAGCTCTTGCAGCAACTCTACCTAAAGTGCTGCCTCCCATGCTACCTACTAGACCGCCGATTACTGCGCCTGCTGCTGTACCAACTCCAGGAAGAACGCTTCCTACCAGAGCTCCAGCTTCACCACCAGCAAAAGCGCCAACTAAAGAACCTCCAGCGCCACCAGCGATTTCGTATGCGTTCTTTAGATGTTGTTTGTCGCCAGTCTCCTGATATTTTTCATACTCAGCTTTCGCAGCTGGAACTGCCATAATCGCTTCAGCAAGACCACCTATAATACCGCCGAATCGTCCGAGAACACCGCCTGTCTTCTTGACTGCATTACTAAGAGCATTATTTCTAGCGGCTAGCTGTTCAATAGTATCGAATGACTTAAATCTTCCTGTTTTCAGATCGCGGAAACGCTGTGCCTTTTCATCGAATACAGGCGCTCTTTCTGGTTCACCTGAGACAACACCTGTCTTCGGAGCAGTCTCTGGTGTTCCAGCAGGAGGTTTCTCAGGAGCTGGAGACGGTTTCGCTTTAGGCTCTTCTGTTACGCCTGTTGTGCCTGATGGTTGTTTAGCTCCTCCTGGCTTAGGCTTTGGTCTTTCTTGACCTCCGCCTGTTCCACCTTTACCACCGCCACCGACAGGAGGAATTATCGGCGAAACGATAGGAGGAAACTTCCAGCTAGATGGATCAGCGAGCGTTCCTGTTGGTATGTTGCTCTGACCCATATCCATAAGAGGTAGGGGAGGTGCTCTAAAAGCAAATTTACTGAAATCAGGTTGCGATGCTTTAATCTCAGCGTTCAGCTTTCTAAAACGCTGAGTCATATCTCTATCAAGTTTTCTAATTGAACCTACAACAACGTCAATAGATTTGATCAGAGACTTTGAGTTCTCTTGCAGCTTTGATAACTGATCATTCAGTTTAACGATAGAATTAGAAACAGAAACAACGAACGACTCATTCAGAATAGATGAAGACTGTTTCGAAAGATTATCATTCGCCATTCGCGACTGACCAAACATACCAGCGACGCTTGGCTTTTGATAATACTGAGAAGGTGTAACTAGATTTGAAATAGCCATTAGAATAACCTCAGAGCTTTACCAATTCCAAAGCCTAATGCCATTGCGAATGGATTAAACTCTACATCTCTCTGTCCCAAAGGATGTGAATTTCTGTAGATGATCTGGTTCATGTTTGTTACGTTGTTATCAATGATGATTGGTCTTTGTGCAGCATATGCTTCACGCATATCTCTAATCTCAGCTGCTCTTGATGTTGGACCAAGCATACCATATTGTCTGGGCGCTCCTCCTGCTGATGATGGAGCTGGTACGCCTGGAGCTTCGGCAATCATCGTTTGGCCAGTATCGCTCGGCATCTGTCCCTGAACGCCAGCCATGACCATCGCGCGGGCGCGGGCGCTCTCGCCACCGTTATAGAACCAGAATGGATGACGATTGGTATGTTGATCCAAGTGAATACCACCGCCACGCATTTCAATACCAACGCCACCGAGCTTACGAGCAGCCCAATATTGAGCAAGACGAGCTAGATCATCTCCCATCACTTTACGACCACCAACGTAAACATAAACGTCAGCAGCCATACCATTATCATGTCGCGTTGATCCCGTACGATCGCGCGCATACGGCGACCATGCAGGTTGACCACCTGAGTAAACTTCTGCTCGAGCACCTGCTCCATAGACGTCGCGAATAGCAGTTGAAATGGCATTCATAAGATATGGTGTGATTGGCTGATTACGAATCGCACCTTGGTTCGTCATCTTAACATTACCGACGTCACCAGTTCCTATCGGTGATTGCTCAGTAGCCTTTCCGATAGGAGTTCCTGGCGGCACACTTGCTGCTGTAGCTGCTGCAGAAACGCTCGACGACGGACCTGATGGACCTGGAACTTGCTGTGGTGCTCCTGTTGTAGTTGCTCCTCCACTGCTTGATACTGCGCCTGTACCAGCTGGAGCTCTAGGAGTTTGTTGTGTCGTGGCAGCAGCTGTTGCTGTCGCCGCGCCTGCTGCGGCTACTGCTGGACCCTGACTCTTCTGACCACCCTGACGCTCAAATTCTTTTAACCAGTCAGCTTGATATTTCGCTGGATCTAGTCCTCTATTAAGAGCTTTAGCTGATGCGGATATCTGACCCTGCGGATTACCTGTGTACCATACGAGAGGCACTTTTGACACATCGCCATTAACAGCAGGCATCTTTAGAATGTCTGAGATATATCTATCAGCAACAGCGTCCTGTATTTCAGGTGGCGCCTGATAGGCATATTGATACTCTGTTCCTATACCATACTTGCTTGTGAGTGATTTCCATGTCGAACCAATGAACTGATAAGCACCCGAAGCAGTTGATTTAGGCCATGCATAGTTAAGAACTTGATATTTTCCACCAGACTCTTTTTGTCTGATGGTTCTCATGATCTGGTCATTAGTTCCTGTATAAGAAGACGTCGTAACATCTGGTCCAGGCGCTGGAGTAGCTGGGGGAGGAGGCGTTTGTCCCAAACCAGTAACAGCAGCTGCGGCTAATGCACCAACTCCTGCGCCGACAATACCAGCACCAGCTGCGACGGCGATATTCCTTTTCATACGAACGTCAGCTATACGTTCGGCACGTTCGCGAACATATTTGGCGCGTTCAGCTGCATTAGCAAATGATCTACGAGCAGCGGCTCTTGATGCACCAACTCCTCTTGAAACTCTGCGCTGTGCGCCGCCAGCTCTCGTAGGAGCTTTCACGCCAGTCATAGCTTCAATCAGCTTATCTTGCATATCTTGATTTTGCTGAATAAATGAAGCAACGATTATCTCGTTTTGCTTTGACATCTTATCAACGATTTTCAATATATGCTCATGCGCAATAGGCATCTTTTTATTGATAACCTCTTGCGCTTTGATTATATTATTTGTATGCTGTATGCTGCGGCGAAGCTCACGTTCAACCGTCTTTAACGGTTTTCCCGTAGCAGCAGGCTCGGTTGGTTTGTACTTAGAAAATGCTTTAGCTAATCTGGCAGAAACGTTTTCACCTTTATCGTCAACAATACTACCATCAGCTGTTCTAAAGAAGTTAGTTTTACCGACTCTACCTACAATCTCACCCAGTTTCTTTCTGCGGGGCTTAGTCGTTGACTTCGGGACAGCCGGCTGCTCGCCAAGAATCTTTATGACTTGATCTTTGACGTTCTTATTCCCTTTTTCTAAAATGGCACGGAGAATGTCTTCGCCGCTTTCTTTTTCTGCCATTTACTACCTTCTTTTCGTTTCTTCTTCTAACTTCTCTAGATATTCTACAAGCATTTTGACGTAGATATCCCTCTCCCACGGAATCATACCATCTATGTCACTCAATGAATACTTGTGGTGTTGCATAAGCGAAAAGTTGGTCTGGTAATAATTCGCCAGAGTATTATGAGAGAGGATCATTAAAAAAAATCAGCCATTCCCTCCAGCGTCACCGTATCTTCCTGACCACAGCCCTTGCACTTGTAACTAAACGTATGCTTGAGCTTTGGCATAGTATCAATGAACTTCATGATCTGTGCGAACTGCGAACTGTTGAGCGATTCGATAAACTGAATAGAATCATCTAGATTATCTGGTTCATATACATTTTCTTCGTCATATACGCTCAGAATGCAACGCGCCAACATTTCGATTTCATCTTTGCCGCCAGTGATCATTTTTACGTCACTGATGGTAGGATATCTTAGTTCAATACCGAGTTTGTCGTCTAACTTAATCTTATTCGTATGATCAGTCGAACGCTGTACTTTGACCTGTTCTAGATTGATCTCAACAGGCGTTACAGCCTCGCATGCTATTCCGTTGTAGTTAATTCCGCCCGTATGACGATACTCCATCTTAACAATTTCGCCGATAGATTTGGCGCGAATGTTAAGGAAGATGTATTCTAAATCAAAATAAGGTAGCTTTTCTACATCTAGATTGTCAAGCACGCATGAAGAAATCACATCTTTAACTGCATCAATCATAGCGGCTGGATCGTCCGACTGAGCAGCCATGAGCAGTACTTTTTCTTCTTTAACTAGGAACGATCTAAAATTAATCTTATTTCCATTAGACGGTAGCTCCAGCGAAAATCGCGGAGTCGCAACTTTAGGCAATGACATTATGTTCACCTCATTCTACGAGAACGTTCTCTTTCAAATTCTCCACCACTGCTGAAGTTGGTGTTTTCTTCGATTGAATATCTATAGTTAATTTCTACTTGTAATTTAGCATATCCTTCGTCAGCCCATGACATCTGAATATCGTTCACATTCACTGGATATGCTTCGACCAGCGTAATCACGTTCTGAATTTCATACTCGTTGGCTTGATAGGCGAGCTCAAACTCACCGAATGAGTTCGAGTATGAGTATTGAATGATTTCGATTGTTCCTACGCCGTCATGATAGTATTTCCCGTCAAACATTCCTGGAATATTTGAACGATTGAGATTACTGCGATAGTGACCCAAAAAGTAATCTTGCCATTTCATGAATATCTCGCGCTCGCGCATGTCTTTCGAAAGAATAACCGACAGAGATACTGGTTGCTGCGATGATCTGAATGGAATGCGGCGAACAGGACCATAGTAGTTCTGATCCAGTGTTTGCATTTGACGACCTGGCATATTCACAGATTCAATACGAAAACGCATACCCTCGTCTAATCCATAAGACTCTAGAATACCTCCGACGCCGTAACGTGATCCAGGACCGCCAAGAATCCATGCTTCGAAGTGTGAAGTATGGGCTATACCTGACTGAGATATCTGAGAATTGAAATCTGCGATATTAAATGGCATTGTTAAATCCTGTTGCGACTATCGCGGTAGATGCGTGATTTATTAGCCCCAACAAATCTATCAAGAGGTAAGAATAAAGCCATTTCCCATTCAGAGGGCTCGATATAAAAGAAACGTGAGCGAACTTGACTAATAAGATATCGTTTGATGCATGGTTTGAAGAAACGATATTTACTAGCCTGCTGTAATATATTGTATGATATCTTGAGACGAGTTGTTTCGTCTAACTTTTCATTCGTGATGGTATCATACAATGCGTCCATCAGTTTTGCTCTGAGGACTGGTGGAAGATAATGGAGGTTAATTCCCAAGAAGGATCCTCCTGATGAAGCGAAGCCAGTAGTTCTAGCTGAAGCAATCGGAATAATGAGCGGAAATCTATCATAGTATGGTAATGTTTTCTTTCCCTTAGGATCGTATTGAAACAAATACATACGCCCAAGCATGGGCTTATCGGTGAGGCGTGCTTGATTGCTACGAATCATTCTCGTTGGCGATGCTGTTATATTCTGTGCTTGTCTGCGAAACCATTGACGTGATTCGCGTGCGACCGAGGGCTGAACGCCAGCAGCAGCGCCACGTTGAACCATACGGTCAAAGATATAAGCAACCATTAGACGCCTAATTCCTTTTCTGTCAATACGACAAACTGCCAGTTACGATCATCGCAGTATGCTTTGGCTGCGTGCCACTTCGCACTATTTATTCCAAATGTCGCGACTTCTTGTAGATATTTCTTTGTCGGCTTCGACCCATTCTTTCTAGGCGTAGGAGGAACTGACTGAGAGCGTGGCTTTATTTCAATCATCTTCGTGACCAGTTTCCCGTCTTTATCACGCATCTGTATGACAAAGTCAGGGAAATATCTATGCCACTTTCCGTCCAGCGGCGACTTGTAGGGAATGATTACTTCCTCAGAAGCCCACTGAATGATATTAGGATTAGAATCGAGATACTTCATAAAGCGCAGCTCCCACGAACTGCGATATACAATGTTCGTGGGATCGCCTTTGTACTTACTCGGATTCTTTGGCTGAAATCTACCTTTATATGCTACCATGCCTATTATGTAGCGAATAAATAATACGCTGACAGAAAGGAACATTAATGTCGTCTGCACTAAGAAGCCTTAGAAATAATAGAATAACAGCTGGACGCGGCGCTAGAATTGCGGGCTACGGTCTTTTGGCTGGTGCAGTCGGTGTTGGGATTGCTTCGCTGTTAGGTCAAACAGCATCAACAGCTGATCCTTATAGAGGTGCAGCTGTATTATTCCCAGAAGACCTGATTGAGAACGACCACTGGATTGAGTTCACCGCATATGAATCTAAGGGCGCTGGTGCTGATTTTCTGAGCAGCATTCCTGGCTTAACAGGGAGCACAGTTCTTGGTGGTACGATTCGTCTTCCGATGCCATCAAGCCTTTCTACAGATTATAATCCACTGTATTCAGAACAAGATCTATCACCAGTTGCAGGCATGGCTCTTAAGCCATTTGATCGCGGAATGTACGGAAACAGAGATATCGCAAGCGAAGTTTCTGCCGCAGGAGGCGTAAACGCAACATCGCTTGGTGCAGGTGTTGCTGCTGCAGCTGGATTACAAACAATTCAGAAAGCAGCTAGTCTTATACCAGGCGGTTTCGGTGATGGCGCTGCGTTTAGCACATTGCTCAAAGTAGCTGGTGGAATCGCAGTCAATCCACATAAGGTTGTATTGTTCACGGGCGTTGGATTCCGTGATCATACATTCACTTGGAAATTATCACCTAGAAACAGAGATGAGTCGAATGCTATTCGCCTGATCTGCGAAATGTTTAAGTTCTACTCACATCCTGAATATCTGGCTAGCGGATTATTCTTTAAATATCCTGAGTTCTTCCGTATTAAATTCCGTCATCCGTCATATCTGTTTGAGCTTGAACCATCTGTATGTACAGACGTTCGTATCGACTATCATGGTCAGGGTTTCCCAGCATATATTCGCGACGCAAATGGTGGCGGTATTCCAGCGCCCGCTGAAGTCAGTCTATCGCTGACGTTTAAGGAAACAGAAATCATCACAAAGAATACGCTCACACGAGGATTGCGCGAGCTGCCTACTGCTTCTGGTGATCGCCCACAGGGTAGAAATCAAGGTGGCACTCAGCCTAATCTAAGACCATTAGATAATCAAAGCGGAACAACGACTCCTGGATTTAATGGATAAACTTAATGGCTTTTTTCTTTAGACCTCATCCTATTATTGCTTATCGTATTCCAGGAAAAGAACAGATCGTTCCTGTGATTGATATCACGCGCAGATTTTCGATAACCAATTTCGTTAAGAATGCAAAGGTCACGTTCGACGAGTATTATGTCGAAGATGGTGAGCGCCCAGATACAGTAGCATATGATTATTATGGTGATCAATCAATGGACTGGTTAGTGCTGCTGACCAATGAAATACAAGACCCATATTTCGAGTGGCCTCTTTCTTATGAACAGTTTAATGAATATCTGCGTGATAAGTATGGGTCGGTTTCTGTGGCGCAAAGCACAGTGCATCACTATGAACGTATTCTGCAAGCCCACCAGATCATCACCGAAAGTGGTATTCAACGTATCATTCCAGAGAAAACCTTACAGGTTGATTACACAACTTATGCTGCTCTTCCTGCGACCAGCAGACGATCTGTTTCAGTATTTGATTATGAAAACAAATTAAACGATGATAGAAAACATATCTATCTAATTGACCTTAACTATCTGCAAATCATTAAAGATCAGCATCCTTATATCTTTGAAGAAGGTAGCGCGACACGATGAGTGATATCGGTGGTGGTTCATTTAATGCATGTACGATTGACAACGTCGACGTTAAACAAATCGTCACGCAATTAGACTATTTCGAGAGCATCTATTCTACTGCTGCTTCGTGTAATATCACATTGGCTGATGGTAGCGGATTTCATGAAAAAGCCAAACTCAAAGGCGGTGAAGATATATCCATCAACTTCGGTGGTAGAAGCGGTAATCAGATTCGTATGAATTTTAAGGTCGAGCGAGTTACAAACAAAGTTCGCTCGCAAGATAATCTAGACACTTATATCGTAGTCGGCGTACCGCAAGAAATGTTGGATAATCACCGCAAAGATATTGCGAAGGCGTATTCTAATAAGAAAATCTCAGACATGGTCCGTGATTGGCATGATTATTATACGCAGGGATCTAATACACTAAAGAAATCACTGGCTGAGGTAGAGGAAACAAAAGGCAATCAGACATATGTTGGAACAGGTCGTTCGCCTACGAATGTCATTCGTTGGGGTGCAACGGAAGGTATGTCTGCTGATTCAAAGGCTTCGAACTATTTGTACTGGCAAGATCGCGATGGTTATTATTTCAAGACTGTCGATGCTATGCTCAAGGGCTCAGAGACTATGACGTTTAGCTATGCTCACCAGAACATTGGTTCAGCTGGTTCGTCAGATCCGTCTAAGAATATCATTGCTTTTGATCAGCCTAAAGATTTTAATAGAAACGAATCTGTAGAAAATGGCGCTGACTCAGAACACGTTTATTATTATGATCCGCTCGTAGGGAAGATTGATTCTGTTCCTAAGAAAGGCAAGCGCGATGGTGCGGGTGACGTTAATCATACAGGAAAAGATCCGCTGACCGAAGATAAACCCTCTGACTCAGGCGCAAACAGAACGTTTATTATCTCGCCTGGAATGGCTGCTAAAGATAGCAAGTTCGTTAAGTCGCGTGACCCAAAGACCGTCGAAACAAGAAGAACGTTGCCTGAACATGCCGCACAATCATCAGCCGCATTACAGTTAGATAATCTTGTTATGAACGTTCGTGTTCCTGGCGATACTAACTTGAAGCCAGGAATTAAGATTAGATTGAATATTCCTTCGAACCAAGAAGGCACACAGCTTGATCCTCGTTCGGGGACTTTTCTAGTTACCTCTGTTCGCCATGTAATATATAAAGAAGGACAAGATATTAAATATAATTGTATTCTTGAATGTAAGAGTGACTCACACGCTAGAAAACAATCAACTCAATCTGGAGTAGCTAGATAATGTCACTATTCAAAAAAATGTTCGGTATGAACGGAATGAAATGGTGGATTGGGACCGTGGAAGATCGCGGTACTGGTCAGTTCTGTGGCGAAAAAGATGAGCTTAAGATTGGTCGCGTGAAGGTGCGCATTCAGGGACATCACACAGAAGATAAAGGCAAACTCCCGACTTCAGAGCTGCCTTGGGCGTTCGTCATGCAACCAACCACTTCTGCTGCGATAAGCGGAATTGGTTTTAGCCCTACTGGTATCGTGGAAACAACCAAAGTCGTTGGTTTCTTTATGGACGATGATGGTCAGCAGATTCCAGTTGTTATCGGCACACTACCGCACGTTCAACAGAAGCAGAGCATAGGTCCGAATGCGCTTGGTTCTGGCGCTAGTGACGGCAGTTCAACACAGCCAGGACAAGGCGAATCAGCAACAGCTAAGAACTCACAGAATCAAGCTCTCAAAGAGCCAGGTCCAGGAGCGAGCATTGATGATAAACTGGCATACGCAAATGCGCGTCTTGCTCAGTCGGAAATTAATATGAGAGGCCCTGCTAAAGGCTCTTCGGAAGTCTTGACATTAGATGGTCAACAATATAAGATTACATATTAACAATGGCATCAATTACTGTAAATAAAATATCAACGACCGACAATACGCCTATCATCACTGGTACGGTGGAGATGGATCGTTTTGACTTAGATGGTACAGCCAAACAATCAATCAATGTTACAGTAAACTATAAAACATACACGTTGTTTGGCGGTAATCTGGGGCTAGATGAAACGACCACACCTAAGACGTGGAAACTTCATATCACTTCGCCGCTCTATCCAGGAACATATAATGTTATCGCTGAAGTTATTGATTTACAATATAATCGTATTATAGCATCAGATACAACAACTGATGAGTTAATTATCAATAGACCTACTCCTCAGCAGGTTCAGAATCAGAATCTTTCATTGCTGCAGAAATATCTTGCAGTCAATGCTCTCATGAACACTCTGAATGCTTCGTTTGGCGGAAAAAATGGTCTGACGCCGCTACCTTCGGTTCATCCAGTTCAAGATGATCAGTCTTCTACGGCGCTGACTGCTCGCGATGGTTCAGAGGGTAGTCAGCATCCAATAAGAAAAGATAAAGACGCAAGAAGAGTGAAAGGCGTTCCGCTTCCTCCAAAGAAATCAGATTTTGCTGCTACAGGTCAGGCAGGTGGTGGAGGTGGTCCGAGTTTTGAATTAATTCAAGGAAGTGACGTCGCAGAAGAACTTGGTGAGATCGCGCAAATGCAAGGAGCTGAACAAGATGATCCGTCTGGAGACGTTCGTCCAGCTGAAACACAAGCTCCAGAATCAACAGTAAGCCCATCTAATGTTCTAGGAGTTGATACAGGTAATCAACCATTTGGAACTACATTCGGAATGATAGGCGCATAGGATAAAACATGGCTAAGATAGATGAAGTAGAACAGGGCGGTAAGAAGTCAGAATATACTGGCAATCATGTCATGACCACCGAAGCTGGTCACATGATTGAATATGACAACACGCCTGGCGATAGAAGAATTCATATCTATCATGCGTCAGGAACGCATATGGAAATCAAAGATGATGGCGTTCGTATTACGAAGGTTGAGGGTAAGGAGCAAGAGTTCTACAATAAAGGTAAAGACGAAACTATCACTGGTAATTTCAATCTGATTATCAATGGTGATTTCCTTGTAAAGGTCACAGGCACATATAAAGTAGAAGCAGCGGCAATCGAAATGGTTTCTACTAGCGGTGATATTAATCTGAAGTCAGCTGGTAATATGCTAAGAGAAGCACAAGGCGATGAGCGCGCTCAAATTAATGGTAAGACTTCTCATCGCACATCACTCGACCGTGAAGAAATTACAGGCGGTAAGAAACTCGATACAATCAATAAAGAGCTTACACAGACGGTCGGAACGGATAGCACTCAAATCGTATCAGGTGACAATACAGTCGTAACTGGTGGTGAGCATTCTATTTCTGCTGCTGGAACTATGGGTCTGGGCGCTACAGAGATTGGTATTGCTTCTACGACTGCAACAACTATCTTTGCTGGTGGCGCTATGACATTTGATGCTACGGGCGTTGCGACTCTGAAGAGCTTGGTAAAAGTTGAAACGAAAGTTGTTACAAGCGGCGTTCAGGTTACAGCTGGTAAGGTTAGAGTCACGAAGGTCGCTCATATCGGAACTAATACTCTGGACAGCGATGCGTCATCTGGACCATCACCGAGCACATATTTTCAATAATGGAAAGTAAATGACACAGCTAGAAATAGATCAGAGACTTTCACTATTGTATCCAGGAATCGTTCCTGGAACTAAGATCGCACATAATGGCGTTCAATACACATACAAAGGAACTGATCAGATTGCGAGTCAGATTTCATATCTGAAACGTGAGTTTCCGATGTATGTTAACGTAGCAGCTGCTCAGCAAATGATTGTTGATCCGCTTGCATATAGAGCACCGACGTTTCAGTTAGATCCTAGCCTAACTGCTGCTCTTAGAGGTGATACGCAAGGAGCACTACAAGGTCAATTCGGCGTAGCGATGCGTTCTGCAATTGCAGCAGGTTCACTTGCTACATTGACAAACAACAGCGTTTTGGGTGCTGCTATCGGTGGTGGTTTGAGTGGTGGTATCGCAGGCGCAGCTGCTGGTGCTGTTCTTGGTAATGCACTGAAAGGTTCTGGACCATTAGGTGCTGCTCTAGGAGGAGCACTCGGCGGCGCTCTTGGAAGTCAGCTAAATTCACTTGCGAGCAGTTTCGTTCCTGCTGGTTTAGATGGTCCTATTCAAGCTATCGGTGGTCTCATCAATGGAAGCTTGTTGTCGGCTCTACCATTCAAGCTCAGTGGCGCAGCAAGTATCGCAACTCAAGGACTAGGTCAAATCGTTGCAGTCAAAGCACTGCTGACTTCTGCTATCAAAGGACCAGGCTCACTTATCTTTGCTGCTATCGGTTCTGGTCTTCTTTCTGATGTTGTAAGTAAAGCAGCCTCAGCAGTAAATCTACAATCTGAAATGGCAGGTCTTGCTGCTCTTGCGTCTAATCCTATCGCTTTTGCAGCAAAGGCTGCTGGTATTCAAGCTGCATTTCCTATGTTAAACGTAAACGCGATGGCTGCTAATATGCTTGCGGGTGCAGCACTCGGTGCGCTTGGTGGTAAGGGTTTCAATCTAAATTCAATGATTCCTAACATGGTTGCTGGCGCAGTTGCTTCTCTGCTCCCCCTTCCAGGAAAAACGCCAGTCTTTGATGCTAGACGACCAAGAGAAACGCCCGCACCACCAAAACCAAAACAACCTGCTCAAATGCGTAATCTATTCGCTGAAGCGGCAGCAGCTTCAGCTATGGTCACGTTGGCAAAACCAATCTCGAGCTATATGGGACTGATGTCATCCGTAGCACCTGCAGCTGTTCTTGTGGCTGATGGTCCGGCTAAGACTTCTATGGGTAATCAGAAACTGATCGGTAACGCAAATACAGTTAACTGGGGTTCTGGCGGTTATGGTCGTAACAATGAGATGGAAACTATGGAGAGAAAGCGTCTCGAGCTTTCATCTCAGATTGAAACTAAGACTCAGGATCTGTTAAGCTCGGTTGACTACTCAAAGCTGACTCGATACAGCTATCCTGATCTCATTAAGAAGTATCCTCGTATCAAGCCTACAACTTCGGTCATTGAAGCACTGGCTATTATGGAAGAGGATGATGCGGCTGCGGCGGCTAAGGCTAATACAGCGGTGGCTTCAACCGCCTGAATACAATTCATATTATAACGGTCTTTTACTCTGTTGTCAAGGAATAAATAAGCTAAATGAAAAGACCGCTTCCAGCATCACTAAAAAAGATCACGCACCGCGACTTTGATCTACAATTTCGCCGTCACCCATCGACTGGCAAATTGCTGACGAAGAAAGATGATGATGCCGTAAAGCAGTCTATCAAGAATCTGATTCTGACTAATCATTACGAGCGACCATTTCTGCCAGAATACGGCGGAAACGTTCGCGCAAGACTGTTCGATAACTTTGATTCAATGTTGGTGGGCGATTATGAAACGCTCATAAAGAACGCTATCGAGAACTACGAGCCAAGAGCTACCTTCGATAACGAGCCACAACCAGTTGTTATAAAAGAAAGACGAGATGAAAACGAAATGATTATCACGATTCGTTTTCGTAACACAATTACGCTCAATGACCTCCAGCTGGACGTCAATCTCAATAGGGTTCGCTAATGGCTACAAATACAGATCTTGTAGTAACTGGTTTAGATTTTGACACTATTCGTCTTAATCTAAGAAACTATATTGCTTCTAAACCAGAATTTACTGACTACGACTTTTCAGATTCTGCATTAGGAACTCTGCTCGATCTTCTTGCATACAACACATACATGAACGCGTTCTATGCCAATATGGCTACGAATGAAGGATTCCTTGACACAGCACAGCTGTTTGACAGCGTTGTATCTCATGCAAAGTCATTAGGATATATGCCTACATCTGCGCGCAGTGCTACAGCTAATGTTCAGCTGATCTTTACTAATAGCACAGCTAACAGTACATTCCGTTCTATTCGTGTTGCGAAAGATACACAATTCGTTGCAACGGTAAATGGCGTATCTTATACATTCGTAGCACCACAAACATATACGATTACTGCAAATACATCTGGTGGATTTGCACAGCACATCAACATCAAAGAGGGTATTCCTCTTACACATCGTTTCGTTTTTAATAGAACATCAAATACTTCATTCGTTCTTCCTAACGAAAATGTAGATACAACTAGCATCACTGTATCTGTAACAACTAGCGGCAACGTTCAAACATATATTCCTGCTGATGATCTGATGACTACTAACTCATCGTCGCAGATTTTCTTTGTTGAAGCTGATAGACAAAAGAAGTATAAGATTTCATTTGGCGATGGCGTTCTAGGAAAGCTACCAGCAACTGCGTCTATTGTTACAGTTAGCTATCGCGTATGTAATGGCTCAACACCAAATGGCGCGAATGCTTATTCGCTTGTTAATTCAACGATCGATGGACAAACGAACATCACTGTTGTTCCTGTTGGTCGTGCGTCAGGCGGAGCAGAAATCGAATCTATCGAGTCACTTCGTTTCAATGCGCCGCGTCTGTATGAAACACAAAACAGAACTGTTACTGCACAGGATTATGAGCGCGTTTTGCTCAAGCAAAATCCAGACATTCAAGCCATCAGCGTATGGGGTGGTGAAGAAAACGATCCACCTATCTTTGGTAAGGTATTCGTATCAGCAAAACCTCGAAACAGTACTGTATTCTCTGCAAACAGAAAAGCTGAAATCATTAATGAAGTTAGAAAGTATAATGTTCAGTCTATTGATATCGAAGTTGTAGATCCTTCATATCTGTACATTGTTCCAGAAATCACTGTTCGTTACGATTCATCACAAACTACACTAACTCCTGGCGAACTAGCGAACGCAATCGCAACAAGAGTCATTCAGTTTGAAACGAATAATCTAGGCGTATTCAATAGAAGTTTTAGATACTCACGTTTCCTTGATTACATCGACGGAACAGATAACTCTATCAAAACAACGAACGCTAATATTCGTTTAAGAAAATTGTTTGTTCCTTCTTTGACTTCTTTAAACAACTATACTATTACATTCAATAATGGACTGCAAAAACTTGGTCCAGCTGAGTTGATTAGTGGTGTAACACGTCATCCTGGATATGGTTCTATTACATCAACTTCGTTTACATATACTGGAAACGAATCATTCTTTGATGATAATGGGTTTGGAACGCTTAGAACTTACTATCGTTCACCTGCAGGTAGATTAGGTCGCATTTATACAAATTATGCTGCAGGAACTATTGACTACGAAAATGGTATAGTGCAAATCAACTCATTCCTACCAAGCGCATATACTGGTCTAGGGCTTTCTATATTTGCTTCGCCATATACACCAAACATCAATCCAGTTCGTAATCAGATTCTGTTGATTTCACAAACACGTATCGATATTGTTGATGATAAAACAAATCAAACTGTAGCAACCGCATCAAACATTGATACGATCGGTCAAACTGCTACGATTCAGACACCATCAATTAGGCTGTACAACTTCTAATGTCAAAGATCGTAGGCGCAGACGATATCTTTAAGAAGATCTCTTCTCAGGTCGAAACTCAGTTTCCTGGGTTCGTTCGAGAAGAAGGTCCACAGTTTGTTGCGTTCCTCAAAGCCTATTTTGAGTATATGGAACAAAGTGGCAACGCAGTCAACGCCATTAGATCACTGAGAGATAATCAGGATATCGACAGAACAGTAGACTCTTTCGTTGAGTATTTCCGTAAAGAGTTTATGATAAACATCCCAAAGGATGTACTGGCAGATAAGCGTCTTCTAACGAAACATATCCGCGATTTCTATCGCACGCGTGGTTCGCAGGAGTCTTATCGTTTCCTGTTCCGTGCGTTGTTTAATCAGGAAATTGATTTTTACTATCCAGGCGACGATATTCTTCGCGCGTCTGATGGTCGTTGGGTGCAGGAAACACGCCTGCGCGTAGGATCACCATCGAGTATCAATCCTAGAACATTAGAAGGCAAACGTATTCGTGGCGTCACTTCTGGCGCCGTTGCTTTTGTTGAAGAAATTACAGCCACGGAAGCTCTTGGTCTTCTTGTATATGATATGACTGTTCGCGATGTGGTCGGAACATTCGTTGATGGTGAACGAGTAGTCAATCAAGATAATACAAGTCAGTTCACAACTGTTAACTCACAAACTGGTCCTCTTGTAGATTTAATCGTTAAAGATGGCGGTGCTTATCATGAGCTCAATGATCAGGTAGAAATCAGCGGTGCTGGCTCAACAGACTTAGCCACAGCAACTGTTACGGAACTTTCTAACAAGAGCGCAGTAACAGTAAAGATTGTAAAAGCTGGTTCTGGTTACACCAAAGAAAACACAAGAATCATTGTCAATGGCGGTAACGGAAAGAACTTCCAAGCTAAGATTGAATCTTTCACACAAGAAGCAATTCTAGGAGGCGTCGCCATCAACACGGATCTTATTGGTCCGATGAAAAACGTTCGACTTGATTCGCCTTCGTTCTTTGTTCGTCCTGGCGCAAATACATCTACCGTCTTTAGAAAGTTGACTGGAACTGTATCTGTTTCTAGCGTATCTAATACAGTCACTGGATCAGGAACAAACTTCACTACACAACTTCAAGTTGGTGATATCGTTCGTATCTATGGCGTTGCTAACACTGCTCGCGTTCATTCTATTACGAATGCAACATCATTCATTTCTGCGTTTACGCCTTTCCAAACATTAAGTGGCGCAAATGCATATATCAAACTTGCTGGCGCGAACGTTTATTCGGTGCTTTCTAGAGCATTGACTTTCAGTAATACTGCGTTCTATTCTATCAATGCTATTACACTGATCAATCCTGGATATGGCTATAACACTTCGTTGCCTACGATTCAGATCGTCGATGATTTTATGAGAGCATTGAATCTATCGGACGGTCAAGGAAACATCTATGGTAATAACGCGATCGTTCTTGCGAACAATGCGCCTGGCGCTGTTTCTAAAGTTCGTATTCAAACGAGAGGCGCAAACTTCAACAAATATGATGATGCCACTATCTTCAATACAACTCAGTCAAATGCTGTAGTCACCGATACTACAAGCAGCGCATTTGCTAACGGCTCATCTAGTTCTCGTTATGTTATTCGTAAGAAAACGTTCGGTGGAGCTGGTAATGCGAAAACTTCTGGCCTTATCATTTTCCCAGGACGTTACATTGACACGAAAGGTTTCCTAAGCTGGAACAATAGACTTCAGGATAACGACTACTATCAAGAGTTCTCATACGTTATTCGCGTCAATAAGATGCTGAGTAAGTATCGTGACGTTATCAAAGCTCTAGTTCATCCAGCAGGCACGAAGCTGTTTGGTGACTATGTAATTACTGCAACAGCAAACGTCAATATCACTGCAATCGACGAAGCGCCAAATATCGTTCGTCGTCGTATTTCTGAAGCTATTACTGCTGCGGCCACGCATACTGCTACAGCATCTTATACAGGCGGTATCAACGTCACAGAAGCAATTTCTGCCGCTGCGACACATACAGCTACATTCTTGGCGAATACAGCGATCACCGAAGCGTTCGCTTCTGTTGATACACCGAACGCAACATTCATCGCTAATACATTCGTTTCTGAATCAATTACGACTACAGATACGCCTAATGGAACGTTCATTGCTAATACGTTCGCTTCTGAATCAGTTACTTCTGTATCGGCGGAAGACGCAGTTTATACGGCTAATACAAGAAGAACTGAGCTTGTTGCCGCTGACGCAGCACAGAACGCTTCGTTCATTGCAAATACATCTATCACCGAGTCTATTACTGCGGTCGTCGTACATCAAGGTCAGCGTTTCGCATATATGTCTGGTGTATATGGAAAAGTTCTATACGCCAACTCGCAGATTCAGGCATGGGCTACTGCAAACATTCAACCATATGCAGCTATCACAGTCGGTACGTTCGATGGAACTCCACGACTGGTTATCGGAACAGCTGGGCCGTATGCGTTCGCGAATGGCGCGCTATTCGCAAATACAGGCTCAATCAACGTCGGCGGCATAGGTTCAAACCTCTACATAGTTCCAGTAGGCGGTTCAAATACAGATATATTCAACGTCAACACAATCTTCTCGAACTCGGCGTTCACGATACGTCAGAACTATATCCCAACAAGCGCGAACGTCGAGTTTTATTACAGCACAGGTCCATAACCGATATAAATACGGATAGGAAACAATATGACAGAAGCTATCAAATCATCAACATTTGCCGACGCTACGGTAATTAGAGGGGCAGGTAATATGGAAGAGGTTAATGTAACAGGTAAGTATGTCGCGCAATGTTTCGACGTACACGGAAACCTGAAGTGGGAAGAAGAGTTCAGCAACCTTGTAACTACGCAGGGAAAGAATGATCTTCTCGATAAGTATCTAGCTGGTTCATCATATAACGCTACTTGGTATCTAGGCCTTATCAGCTCGACTGGTTACTCAGCTGTAGCAGCTGGTGACACAGCTAACACTCACTCTGGCTGGAATGAGTTTTCTGGATACTCACAGTCAACTCGCGTTGCGCCATCTTTTGCAGCCGCATCTTCCGGCTCAAAGGCTACTGCGTCAGCTGCTGTGTTCTCGATCACTTCAGCCAACACAGTTAAGGGAACATTCTTGATTTCTAACTCAACAAAGGGTGGATTCTCAGGTATCCTTTACTCAGCTGGTCTGTTCACAGGTGGCGATAAGACAATCGCTAACGGTGACGTTGTTAACGTAACATATACTGCATCTGCATAATGCCAGGATTAGTCCCTCGTCGATTTAGAGTGCTGCAAGCTCAACAGTTCCTTGAAGGACTGAGCGAAAGCGCGCCTACTCTTTATTATTTCTTCATTGGCAGACCTCAACCGTTTGCCAATGCGATTCCTATTACGGGAACAGTGAAAACAACGACGAGCTCTAATACTATCGTAGGTCAGGGAACATACTTTACAACTGAACTTGCAGTCGGTGACAGAATCGGAATTACTAATCAATCAACAGTAGTTCGTGTTCACTCTATTCCTACTGCACAAACTATCGTTGTTACACCACGTCCATCCGGAGCAAATACAACTGGTGCGAATGCTTACATTCGTAAACTATTTAATGATCAGGCAAATCCACCAGCTGTAACGTCTTCGTATTTCAACGTAAACTATGATATTTCTGACGATATTATGTCGATGAAGAAAATTCAATCGTCAGATGCTACACATGCTGTTCCTCGTGTTGATTGGGCTAACAATCAATTTTTTAATGAATGGGACGACAAGTATGTCGTTTCTCTTACTGCCGCTCCTGGCTCACTTCGTTATTTCGTTCTGACTGATGACTACAACGTTTACAAATGCATCGACAACAATCGTGGCGCAAATTCTACGGTAAAACCAACAGGAACTGGAACATCGCTCATTTCTACAGCTGATGGATATCGTTGGAAATATATGTACACGATTTCTTCAGGTGAACGTACGAAGTTTCTAACCGTAGATTTTATGCCAGTCAAGACTCTTACAGCTAACGATGGATCAGCCCAGTGGACTGTGCAACAGAACGCAAGAACATCTGGTAATGGTGCTATCTTCCATGTAAAAGTTATTGCTAATGGCGCTGGTTATCTTCATACAACTAACACATTCCAGAGCGTAACAAATACGACTTGGATGAGATTGAAATCTTCTGCGTTTGGTAACTCGGGCGCTTATGTTGGTTCAGGTTTGTTCATTAGCGAAGGTGCTGCTGCTGGTCAGCTGCGTAAAATCGTAAGATATTTTGGCGCTAACAATACAATCGTTGTGAACAGCGCGTTCAGCGTCACACCAAATACATCGAGTCGTTATGTTATTTCACCGCTCGTAACTATTCGCGGTGATTCAGGTGGAACGACTACCTCGCGCGCGACTGCGTATGTATCTAATACGTTTGGCGGTCAAGTTCGTAAGATCACCGTTATCAGTCAGGGTCGTTCATACTCGCACGCGAATGCTACGATTACTGCTAACTCAAGTTATGGTTTTGGCGCAACTGCTCGACCAATCATTTCGCCGCTTACAGGACACGGTTCTGATCCAGTTGATGAGCTTGGCGGAACAACTATCTTCTTGAATATTCGAACATCTGGTGCTGAATCTAATACGTTCCCAACGAATAACGATTTCCGCTTGATTGGTATTATGCGAGATCCTATTCTTGCAAACGGTTCTTATGCTAATTCTTCGGTGATTGACCAAACTACAAGAATTGGCGTTTCTTTGGTCAACGGCGATTTTACAGAAGACGAAATTATCGTTGGTTCTACTAGCGGCGCAAAAGCAAGATTGGTTTACTTTGCAAATACAAACGGCGCAAGAACTCAGGGAGTTCTCAAAGTCATTAGAGTAATTACAAACGGAACTGGTGGATCATTTACGCCTGGAGAAATTATCACAGGATTATCTTCTTCAGTAACAGCTAACGTCACTTCGTTGACTAAACCAGCTACAAAATCTCATACTGGTTTGATCATATATACTGAAAATAGAGAATCTGTTTATCGTGATCCTGCACAGACAGAAGACTACAAGATAGCAATTAAATACTAATTGGAAGGTAACATGGCTGCAGAAGCAAATACTTCTACGCTCTCAACGAATCTCAACGTAACACCATATTACGATGATTTCAGTGAGACGAAGAACTTTCATAGAATCTTGTTCCGTCCTGGGCTTGCAGTTCAGGCGCGCGAACTTACGCAGATGCAGACGATCCTCCAAAATCAAATTGATCGTTTTGCCGAACACATCTTCAAAGAAGGTTCTATTGTTCGCGGCTGTGAGGTTAATACTGAGCCAAACTATCAGTATGTAAAGCTTCGTGACAACAATTCAACTGGAACTAGTATTGATGTATCTTCATTCTTGAACAAAACTATCAAAGGTGTAACTTCAGGCGTTTTAGCCACTGTTGTAAAAACTAATGATGGTTCTGAAGCTAATACACCAAATCATAAGACATTTTTCGTAAAGTACATTTCTGCAAATACATCAACTGGTTATCGTTATTTCGCAAACAACGAAATCATTAATGGCGTTGGCGCATCTGCAACTGGTCTTTCAGCTAATACAATCGTTTCTAGCGCAACAGGTGCTGGTTATGCAGTAACCATCAACTCTGGTATTGTATATGCTCGCGATCACTTTATTCGTGTTCCAGAGCAGACTGTTGTTGTTTCTAAGTATAGCACAACACCTTCTGCTAAGATTGGTTATACAATCACAGAAGAAATCATTACAGAAACAACCGATAGTACACTTCTTGATCCAGCCAGCGGATCTTACAACTATGCTGCTCCAGGCGCAGCACGTCTCAAGCTGACTCCAGTTCTATCGACTCGTGCGCTTGCTGGCGATACTTCTAATACATTTGTCGAGCTTCTTCGTGTTCAGCGCGGCGAAATTATTGCTGCTTCATCAACTAAAACACAGTATGCTGCTATTCGCGACTATCTTGCTCAACGTACAGCAGACGAATCCGGCGACTATGTTGTAAGCGGATTCCTTGGAAACGTCCGTGAGCATCTCAAGAGCGGAAACAACTACGGCGTTTACACAGCTGGTGAAGGCGGAAGCACAAACAAACTTGTTGTGGAGTTTTCGCCAGGTAAAGCATATGTTAAAGGATACGACATTGAAAAGCTAGTATCTACTCGTGTAGATATTGACAAAGGTCTAGATGTTCGTTCAACTGATAATGCCAAAACATTTGTTGATTATGGTAATTATGTTATTGTTGACAACGTAGTTGGTGAATGGGATCTTGAGGGGCAAGCTAAGGTTTCGCTGCGTACTACTCAGGCTAACGCAGTTTCAAACAATAACTATTCTTCTACTTCATTCCCAGGAGCAGAAATTGGTACTGCTCGCGTTCGTGCAGTAGAACATTATACAGGTATTCCTGGTGCAGCTTCTGCACAGTATAAAGTATATCTAACAGATATTCGAATGACAACAGCGAATAAAAGTTTCGCTAACGTTCAGTCTATCTGTTACAATAGCGCATCTGCTGATGGTAAAGCAGACGTAATTCTTGCTAATGGTAAAAATGCCAATACTTCTGATGCCAGCTTTGATGTGGCTCTATTCCGCTTACCATCTAGAGCAACAAAACGTTTAACAGATTCTAGCGGAACTGTCGATAACGATTATGCTATTTTCCGTGTTTACAGCGCATCAGCATTCACAACAGGCGCTACAGCACAGATTACTTCTGTTGACGCATCAGAAACATTTGATGGCACAGTAGGCGTTGCTCTATCCGACGATACAGCTCGTGCTAAGTTTTATGTAACTGTTCGTAGTGCTGCTAATACAGCGCCAGCTAACGGCACTATTTCAATGTCTGGTAATACTATTACTGGATCTTCTACGGCGTTTGATACTCAGTTCAACGTTGGTGATATCGTTAACGTGAGTAACGGCGATCATATTGTTAGCGAAATTACAAATGCTACAACGATGAAAGTTCTTGGCGCAGGTGCTACAGTTGGCGCTGGAACTAGCATCTTTAAGAAATTTAAGCCAGGTCAAGTTCTTGATATGGGTGGATATGGTAAGAAGGGATCGCGTACAATCACGCTCGCTTCTTCAACTGTTGTGGACTTCGATCTCAAGGAAGCGCTTCGTCAATCTCTTCCAGTTACAATTATCGCACAGCAAAACAAAAGTGACGCTACTGTGGCTTCAAAGGCTATTCAGCGCAATCGCGTTGTTCAGATCCGCGTAGGTGCTGGTGGTGGAACTTCATATACCGCAAACGTGACTGGTCCATGGCCTTTAGGCGTATCTGACGGTTTCCGTCTTGTTAGAGTTCGTAAACTAACAGGAGCAAACTTTACAGCCAATAGCCAAGGTACAGACGTAACATCACACTTCTATCTTGATAACGGTCAGCGTGATAACTTCTATGATCACGTTCGTCTTGTAAAGAAACCGACAAGCGCCCTTTCGATCGCTTCTGGTGATCGTATGCTTGTAACGTTTGACTATTTCACACACTCATATCCAGGATCAGTCAACCTGTTTACAGTTGGTTCGTATCCTGTAAACGACTCCGCTGCTCTTGGCGCAAACATTGCAACTTCTCAAATTCCAGTTTATGTTTCACCAACAACTGGAACTTCGTATGATCTGCGTGATTGCATCGACTTCCGTCCGCGTATTACAGATACAGCTAACAATATATCGCATAGTGGAACTATTACGAACGTATCAACAAATCCTCTAATTTCAAACTCGTTCGTGACTTCTATGTCAGGTGGATTGCATTTCTCTCCTCCAGGCGAAGATTTCACAACGGATCTTGAATACTATCTGCCGCGCCGCGATCTTATCGTAATGGATAAAGAAGGAACGATTCGTTCTATCAGAGGTATTGCTGATACATCTCCGAGAACTCCTGGCAGCGGCGCAGAGTATATGAATCTTGCGTCTATCTACATTCCTCCATATCCATCACTGGCAACTCAAACGGCTCGCGCAGATAATCGTTATGACTATGCTGTAAAGTATAGCCCGATCAAGAACGATCGTTTCACGATGAAGGATATCGGCGTTATTCGTGATCGTGTAGAAAAACTGGAATACTATACATCACTTTCATTACTTGAAAAACATTCTGCTGATCTTATTATCAGAGACGCAGCTGGTAATGATCGTTTCAAAAACGGTATTCTTGTAGACGGATTCAAGGGTCATAACATCGGTAACGTTTATGATTACGATTACAGCATCTCTGTAGATCGTCTCAAAAACGAACTCCGCCCTCGTTTCTCATCTGATAGCGTTGATTTGTTCTATAAAGCTGCAAACTCTTCAGGTGTTGTTCGTACAAACGTAACAACAGCTGGCGTTTCTAAAGATCAAATCTTGTTCATCAGTAACTCTCAGCTTGGTTTTGCAAACGGAGCTACGCTCAACTCTGGTCAAGCTAAACTTACATACAAAGTTGATAATAGACTTTATATTGAAAATGCAACAACAACTTTCTCTGCAGGTGGCACTGTAACAGACGGAACGCTCACAGCAACTATCTCTTCTGTTCAAACAGTATCTCCAGGCGCACTTATTACGCTGCCTTATACTCACGAAGTTCTTGTTCGTCAACCATATGCTACGACGACTCGTAACCTTGCGGGTTCTGCTTACAGCTGGATTGGTAATCTAACGCTCGATCCAGATAACGATTTCTGGACAGATCAAACTCGTCGCCCAGACGTAAACGTGAACTTCGAAAATCTGTTTGACAACCTCGTAGCTGCTGTGGCTCCATTCGTGAACCAAACTGAGTGGCAAAATTGGCAGACAACAAATATCGGTGTTCCTACATTTGGTCAGACAAGACTAGTTGGTCAGGAAACTAACCTAGTTGCTAGTGACGGCGGATGGAATACTTTCGAAACCGTAAGCACGTTTGAGCAAGCATTCAATCGTATTGATACACAGTCACGCACGGGTATTCAAACATCACTCGTTCTTGGCGATGCTCGTCAGCAGTCAATCGGTGATTACGTTCGTGACGTAAATATCCAACCGAAAATGCGTTCGCGTGAAGTTAGATTCCGTGCAACTGGCGTAAAGCCAAGCGCAACGTTCTATTCGTTCTTCGATGACGTAAACGTATCTAGCTTCATTACGCCTACGAATTCACTTTATGCTAACACTGGAAGTGAAGGTTCTACACTTCGTTCTAATGCGAATGGTGTAGTTTATGGTATCTATAGAATTCCATCGACTGATGCTCTTTCGTTTACAGCAGGAACTAAAATCTTCCGTATTACGGACAATCCTACAAATTCTAGAACTTTAGGTGCTGTAACAACATCAGCTGAAACTAGCTATACTTCTCAGGGATTGAACGTTGGTGTAGGAACTTCTATTATTTCAACTCGTGCGCCTATTCTGGAACAGCAATCTATTACAGGAACAAGAGAAGTAACAGTTTCTGGCGCAAGAAGATTCAATGAAGCTACACGTTTCACGCAGCAAGATTCTGCTTTCTGGGATCCGATCGCTCAAACGTTCTTAGTAAATGGCGCTTATGCTGCTAAGATCTCTACATCTTCGATGTTCCTATCGAAACTGGATATCTTTGTGGCTACAAAGGATAGCGTCCAGCCGTTGATTGTTGAAATTCGTGAAGTAGATCCTGTAACTTCTGCGATTACAAATCGCGTTGTTCCGTTCTCACGTGTTGAGCTGTCTCCAAGCCAGATCAATACATCGACAAACGGATCTAAGCCTACACAGGTTATCTTCCCGTCACCAGTTCATTTGGTAAATGGTTCTGAATATGCGATCGTGTTGAAACCAAGTGGTGGATCACCTAACTACTCTGTATTTACTTCAGAGCTTGGTGACATTGATCTGATCACTAAAGCAGCAGTCAGCTCGCAACCAACTGCTGGTATCCTGTTTACATCAGCAAATGAACGCACTTGGGTTCCTAACGAACGTGAAGATCTCAAGTTCACTGCATATTACGCAAAGTTCGACACAAGCGCAGCTGGTACAGTTGTTATGAAGAACGCTGACGTTGATTACTTTGTAGTAGCAAATACAACAGGAACATTTAGCAAGACAGGCGAAACCATTCATGGTGAAACTCGTCTTGTTGGAACTTTCGCTAATACTAAAGCAGTCAATACTGGTGTAACATATGTTCAAGGTATGACGTCTGGAGCAACAGGAACAATTTCTGGATTTAGCTCTAGCGTTATTACTGTTCGCAATGTATCAACTACAGCGAAATTCCGTGGCGGCGAAGCAGTTCGTATTCGCAATACAAATCCTACAGCTGGTATCATTGTCGGTAACTCATCTGGTGGTATTACATCAGCAACGACACCAGTTGGTAAGATGTATGTGTACGATGTAGTAAACTATGCAAATACCAAAATGCTTGTAGCTAACGTAGCCTATATCAATTCTGGTTCAGCTTGCACTTCAAGCAGACTGTTTGCGCCTAATACTTACATTAGAGGTCAAACTGACGGATATAGTGCTCGTATCGTAGCGATTGAAAACAAACAAGTTGATCTTATCAATCTAAATGCTGATATTATTACACCATCAAATACAACTGTTCTATCGACAGCTAAGTTTGCTACGGCTACAAATGCTATTGACTCTTCGTACTTCGGTGTAAATCTAAACGATAATACAGACTTTAAGGCAGCTCGTCTGATTATCAGCCGAAGCAATGAAGGCAATACATCAGCAACTTCAGCAACAATGAACTCGACACGTTCAGCTCAGATTCGCTTTACGCTGACGTCAAACAATATTGTAGCATCTCCAGTTATTGATACTGGTCGTGCTTCCATTGTTGCAGTTCATAACTTGATTAACTCAAACTCTGCTATCGGTGATTCTGAAGATTATGTGACCAGCGGCGGTGATGCTCAAACACGTTACATTAGCCGTCGTGTCACACTTGCTGATGGTCAAGATGCAGAAGACCTAGTTGTATATGTAACAGCATATAAGCCATCTACCGCACAGGTTCATGTTTACTACAAGATCCTTCATGCGGAAGATAGCGATACATTCGCTCAAGCTCGTTGGGTTCCAATGGCTCTAAGCTCGGATAGCTCGTTCTATTCAAGCAGCGAAAATCCGGAAGACTTTATTGAACTTCAGTATGGCGTACCAGCGTTCGCAGCAACTACATCACTGCCATATGCGTTCGGCGCTAATACTACAAACTCCAATATTGTCGAATATCGCAATAGTGCGAAGGCTCGCTTTGTAGGATTTAAGCAATTTGCAGTTAAGATTGTTATGACCAATTCTGAAACTGTAAATCCGCCTCGTCTAAAGGATCTTCGAGTAATTGCTCTGCAGAGATAAGAATGTATGTAAAAGTAAAAGATAACCCTAATCTTGTTAGGGATACACGAAGCCAGGCTGTCCTAAATTCTGATGTGGATGGCTTGGCAGCATATAAAAAAAGACGTGAAAAGCAGCATCAAATGGAGTCCGCTGCTGACGATATAAATACTATGAAGCAGGATATCAACGATCTCAAGACGCTCATGCAGCGCATTTTAGAAAAGATAGGATAAGCAATGGCAGCACTTGCTAACGTCGCCCTTACAAATACGTTTGATACGTGGCGAAATCGCACGAATCAGGTTGTTACTCGCCTCAATCAGTTTGCGATTGATGAATCAAAGCTGTATGCGAACACCCTGACTGCCAACGTTCGTTTCGTATCTATTGGTTCTACAAGACTCGGAACTACTGGTTCAAATAGAACTATCATTAACGGTCTACTATCAGCTAACGGCAATCTAAATGTTGCTGGTAATACAACGATCAGTGGTATTCTAAATGTAAATGGCGGTATCAATCTCGGTGACGCAACTACCGACCTTCTTACGATTACGGGTCGCGCTTCGGTTGGAACTAATCTTTCTGTTGGTGGTAATACTTCTACAAATAAGCTCGTTGTAACTTCGTCTGTAACTGGATCTGCTGCTAACGCTACATTCAACAAAGCTACAATCACTTCATCGTTTACTGTATCAGGAAACACAACTCTTGGTGGCGCCGGTAAAACTCAGTCTGCTACTGGTGTTTGGAATCAAACTGGTAATCTGATTGTATCTGGTAACACAACAACTAACAAAGCGACTGTTACTTCATCACTGACTGTTTCTGGTAATACAGTTCTTGGCGGAGCAGGTAAAACTGCTAACGCAACTGGTTGGTTTGGCGTTAATGGTCGTGCAACAGTTTCGACTAATCTGTTCGTTGGTGGTAATACGACCCTCAATGGAACAACAGTCGACAAATCAAACGCCCTTTCACAAACTCTTACAGACGGCACAACAATCAGCTGGGACGTCGCGCTTGGTCGTGTAGCCACTCTTACTCTAGGCGCAAACGCTGCAACAAGAACTATCGCAGCTGCGACTAATCAAAAAGTTGGTACATATATCCTTCGAATCGTACAAGACGGAACTGGTAACAGAACAGTTTCGTGGAACGGAAACTATAAGTGGACTGCTCAGACAGCTCCAGTTCTCTCAACAGCAGCTGGTGCAATAGATATCATTACATTCTTTTCTGATGGCACTAAGATGTATGGATCATATCTCCCAGACATGAGATAAGGATAAAATGTTTCTAGGATTTTTAGCTAGACCAACTCGAGTTATTAGAATCACTAGCGCAGTAACAACTGGCTATAATCTTCGCACGTCTGCGGGAAGTCCTTCATATCCACTGAATCTTCTTACCTTCATTACAGCTTCAGTAACATCAGACAAAGCTAACACTGCTGCGTTTGATATTGGTTCTGGTTGGACTCCTGGCACATTCGTTTATATCAAAAACGCAAATACGATCACAGGTCGCACTGGCGCTAAAGGTTCTACTGGAGCAACTGGTTCTACAGGATCGACTGGTTCAACAGGAACTACAGGCGTTTCTGGAGCAGGTGGAGCAGGCGGAAACGGCGGTGCTGCTGGTGGTGGTAACAATGGTTCTGGTGGTTCAGCTGGCGGCACAGGTGGAACTGGCGGCACAGGAGGTGTTGGCGGAACAGGTGGTACTGGCGGAACAGGCGGAACTGGTGGTGTAGGTATTGCTGTTCAAAATGTGACTGGTCTTATTACAGTCATTGATAACACCACAGGAACAATTCAAGGTGGAACAGGCGGTGCAGGCGGAGATGGCGGAACAGGCGGCACTGGTGGAACTGGTGGTTCCGGCGGTTCAGGAGGAACTGGCGGCGGAGGCGGTGGTGGCGGCGGCGGTTACTTCGCTGCTGGTAAAGGTATAGGAAATCTGCCTGGTGGCGGTGGTGGCGGTGGCGCTGGATCTACAGGCGGTGCTGGAGGTGCTGCTGGTGGTGCTGGCGCTTCTGCTGGATCTGGAGGTGGAGCAACAACTGGTGGTGCCGGTGGAGGTGGAACTGGCGGTAGCGGCACGGGTGGAACTGGTGGAAATTTAGGATCTGCTGGTTCTTCTGGAGTTACAGCAACAGGCGCTGGCGGTTCTGGTGGTGGAGCAGGCGGCACTGGTTCAACAGGAACGCAAGGTGAAGGCGGCACAGGCGGCGCAGGTGGTTCAGCTGGCGCAGGTGGCACTGGTGGGCAAGCTGTCAGCGGTAATAACTACGTCACTCGTTGGGTGTAAAGGATAAATTGTGGGAACAATTCGCAACGGATTAACTGGTTCTGCTGGAGCTGCCGGAGCTTCAGGCTCTAAAGGCGCTGGTGTAACTCCCTCTGGCGTTTCTGTTGAACTGCGCATATATGGTGCTCAAGGTGGTCAAGCAAATGACGGTGGTGGTTCTACTATAGAAGGCGGTTCTGGCGGTTATACTAACTGGCAGGGAACAATCAACTCTGGAACAGTTCTAACTGCTTATGTTGGTGGTCGTGGAAACGATACTAATTCTCAACCAAACGGCGCTGGCGGTGGAGGCGGTAGTGCTATCCTAGTAGCAGGAACTCTACTCGCTGCTGCTGGAGGTGGTGGCGGTGGATCCGTTAGAACCACTAACGGCGCAGGATATGGTGGCATTGGTGGTGGAACTAACGGAGGTGCTGGGGGCAGTGGTGGAGATACTGGTGGCTTCGGAGCTTCAGGAAGCACAGGTGGCGCATCGCAAGGTGGAAGAATAAATTCTAGCGCAGGTGGTGATAACGGAACAGGCAATGGCGGCGGCGGTAATGGTGGTGCCGGCGGTCAAAGCGGCGGAAGCGGCGGCGCTGGTGGTTGGGGATATGGAACAGGCGGTGCTGGTGGATATGCTCCAGGCGACTGGGGCGGTGGCGGCGGTGGTGGTGGATATGCTGGCGGTGGCGGTGGATCTAACGACTCGCAAGGTTTCGGCGGTGGCGGCGGTTCCGGATTTGTTCGAACGTCTTCTCTACCAACTGGCGTGACTGCGTATTCAACAAGTTCTATGTCCTCTGGTGTAAACGGCGGAACTGGTTATATTCAAATCTATAAGAACGGTTCTCTAGCAACAACGCTAAATTATACGGGTTCAACTCAAACACATACAGTCTAAGGTAGACCATGAACATTCATTATAAAATCGTTGAAGTATTACCAAGTGATCACTTGATTGTAGCTCGTTACTGGACTGATGTTATCAGTGAAGAATTTCTCAACAGCTATCCAGATAATCCTGAACATCGGAAGGAAGATGGATCGCCGATTAGATGTCGTTCTGACGTTTCTATCACTCTTCCTATTCCTACGCCTACTGGAGCGGAGTTAGAAAAGATCATTCTTCATAACGCGCCATATCAATGGTTGAAGACTCTTGAAGAAGTCGCCAATCCAAACGTTGACACATCAATGACAGACATTCAGTATATGATGGGTCAGACGTTCGTG